CATTGCTCTCATAGACGGCATAACCCCAAGGGACAAGACCCCTTCCTCAACCTCTTTGATAACGTCAGAGGGAATACTAACACCACACTTTTCTTTAACGTGGCTAGTCATAAAATCTATGTACCGCCCTACAGTTTCTCCCCAATGTTCGCGGCGACTGTCACTGTCGAGCCAACGAGCATAGCGAGATTTGTGGATGAATTGCTGATATACAGTGGGCAGTTGGTTGTTCATTTGGTTTCTCCTTGAACCTTTAATAATTTGTTTAAGTACCATGCGGCTTTGTTTAGGTCTTCTGTTTTGTTCTTGTAGCGTTCTCGCCATGTGTACTTTAGGTTATTACCCTTACAGTACCCCCTAAATTCTTCTGGGGTTAGGGCTGCTTGTATGGCATCTATGCACTCTATTCCTGCACTGTTATAGTGTGGGGGGTTGTTAACCATGTCCACAACTACATTACCATAAGCTTCTTTGCCTGCTCGTTCATTCGATTCGGCAATCTTCTCTTTCATGTATGCTTCATGTCGTTTCATTGTTTTTTCCCAAAGTCTACCTTGACAACATTTTCTTCTCTGGACAATATCTTAGGTTCATCCATACTGTCAATCTCTTCTTTGATGTCATCCATAATAGAATCAGCCACATCATAGAAGGCTATACGAGCCATGCCTGCTTTCATAACCGTATCAAAGTCATTCTGTAGCAACTCCATCAACCCCTGTTGAGCTACAAACCCAGCATCCATGTAGTCGTCATCTTCAACATCATCTTCGATTATAGTGGTTGTATCGTAGGCAGTCAGGTTGAAGGTCTCATCATTAACCCTGCTCAGTATAATGTACCATCTTTCAGGTAGTAGGCTTGCTTTTTCAAACTCTCGTTCATCAGCCATTTGTAATCCAATCCTGAGGTATGTTACCTACAGCCCACGGGAAACCATAGCGGTTCGCCCAGTCAGCATAGGTTGTTTTGCTACCCCTATAAATTTTGTTAGTGGCTCGTAGGAACACGAACCGGATATCCAAGTCTGGGTGCTGCTGCTTGATAAGCTGCATCTTAACCCTGTCACCCTTATCTAGGTGGCCTTTTGCTTCTACGTATATGCCTGTCTGTGGCAGGTAAAAGTCAGGTGTGTAGGTACGTACCTTGGGTATGTATTTGAACTTGTGCTTCTCATACTCGAAGGGTACTTCGCGGTTTGCAAGAGACTTAGCTATGTTAATCTCGAATGCAGACCTATATTTAGTGCCTCTCATAATCCTTGCAACGGAAATCCCGCCTTCATCCCGTCTAGCCTTTTCAACAGATACTGTCCTACTTTTGGGGAACGTTTTTCTAGCAGTGCCATCTCTTCTGATAGTAGAAGTGTCGGAAGGCATACAAGAACTCCTTGTCTAAGATGATGAATAATGATTTGAAACTCCTCTTCTATGAGCTTGATATCTCGAACCTCACTCTCCCAAGCCAAGGCCCCCTCTGCTGAGAAGTTATCACGCATAGTGAGGGGCAGGGATGTTTCCATCCTGCGAACATCAACAGTTGCAGGACCACCCCCTCGCTTCTCATGTGACTCCACAAACACACAGCGCATCTCTGGATTCAGGTCGAAAAGTTCGAGGGGGTAACCTCGTGTGTACAAGATAGGCATGGCTAGGCAACATCCTTTATGTGCTTGGTGTACCAAGTGTGCGGCTTAAACTTTGCCTTGGACGTTGCTTTAGGAGCGTGGACTGCATTCTTCCAACACATTGTTTTAAATGAACAAAACGTACATGTCTTGGGCATGAGTCGGTTACCCGTCTCTACCTTCTGCCCATCTACAGTGTGCATCTCCGGTGTTGACTGAAAGGGAATCTTGAAGGGTGCGTCATTCGTAATAGCTTCGACACGCCTGTTCGCATCCTCTAGGTAGGCTTTCCGGTCTTCACTCTGTTCGAGGGGTGCCTCTACAAAGTCCCACTCACCATTGGATTTGTTTATTACAATCCATCCACCGAACCGCTTACCCTCTGATTCCGCATACAAATGTCCCTGCATGATGTATCCAAACGGGTCATCTTCCTTGATGACATCGTAACCACCCCGGCCAGAAAACTTGTTGTCGTATGACCACGGGCTTGCAGTCTTGACATCCCACACTTCTTCTTCGCCATCCACATCAAGAACCAAGTCTAGGGTTCCATTGATGGTTTGACCAGCGAGTTCGAGGGAACACTTCTTCTGTTCGTCAACGACGTTTAAGCCAGCGGCTTTCATAACCAAGATTGCAAAGGCTTCTAGTAAGTCCCCTGTTGCGAACCTGACTATATCATTGTAGGCAACATCCTGTTTGTGTCCCTGCTTCTCTAGTTGTTGTTGACATAGGGGACGACCAACACCCGACATACGAATGCGGTAGTCACCACGACTAGAAAACTGTTTACGCATAGCTGCCTTACAGTCTTCTCCGAACTGTTCTATCAAATGCTCAAGGCGAGAGGAGTCTATCTCCCCCCGCCCTGCTCTTTGTAGAAAGTCTTGTACATCTAAAAGAGGTAGCATGTTACCCAGCCAACCGTCTCTCTAAGTCGATATCCTCTTGAGAGGACATTGCTTTTCGTGCGTCCCTGTACTCATCAAAGACCGCTTGGTTAGAACCCTTTACAGTCTCGTAGAACTTCTTATACAGAGCTTTTTCTTCCTCTCCGTATGGAGCTTCCCCTATGTACTCAAGCTTTGGAGTCCAATAGATTACGCCCCCGTTCTTTTGCTTCTGGGTAGTAAACTCGATGATGCTCTTGTGCATCAATGCTGACTTGGAAGTAAGTTCGTGCTTGATAAAGTTAGACACCGGAATAAACCCTGACTTCTTGAAGTACGCCATGAATGGCATATTCTCAATAGGTGCAGGACTACCGTCAGCGTACATTGCTCCAGTAGAATTTAATATACCGTACATAACTTGATTACAATTCACAGAACGACTCAGCAGGAACGCAGGGTCATCATGGCTCAGTGCTTCTTCTTCTTTCTTAGAAAGACGACCACACTTATTACCCCCTAGGCTATCAGGAAACTCGCCTGCAAGCTTTGGTTTCTGAATTGATTTGCAGGAAAACCTGCCTTCATCTTGGTCCCATACTGACCACTCATACATCCGTAACAAAGGCTGCATCCGTACAGAATCCGCATAGACTCTTGCTTTACCATTCCAGACACTCCAAGTACCTCTCTTCAAAGAGACACCGTTATCGTCTTCCTCTTTGTAGTTGATATTCAAACGAGGCAACCCGGTCTGGGGCTTATTATCAGTCTCTGCCTGCCCAGTTAATTCCATGATGGCTTTATTATCATCACCATCCATAGCAAGCATCATAGCGTCTAGTTCGTTATTCACATTTTCTATTTCAGTACCCATAATTTTAAAATTCCTTCTTAATAAGGGTTAGCGTAAAGGGATTATACAGTAAGTATCTCTTCCAAGTCAAGCCAATTCTTTCCTATTTTTAATTCTATACCAACTGGCATGTTGTATTCGATACCGTACCTCTCCTTTGATTCCATAGGGATGGCTAACATACATTCAGCCATGATGTCAACACATTGTTTTTCTTCACTTGGGTATACGTCCATGACTATAGAGTCGTGAACCGTGTTGCATATGACAGACTTCATGTTTAGCTCTCGTACCTTTCTATCCAATAAAATCAAGGACATAGGTAGTAGGTCAGCAGTTGCAAACCCTTGAACAGGGTAGTTGCAGATTGCAGTGCGGTCAGTAGCCGTACCCCAATCAGTCCAACGTGCCTGTGGAAAAGCATACTGTCTACCTGATGGCAGTCGGATGTGCTTCTTCATAACAGCATGTTTCTGTGGTTCCTCGTGCCACTTTGTCACACCATTGTACTTTTCTTTGAAAGCAGAGTAATAACGCTTCTGGTCTTCCGTACCAGACACCCCACCATAGAGCGGCTTGAAGGTATGTGTTTTTGCGTCCTGTCTTGAGCATCCGATAACACTGGCAGTATAATTTTGAACATCTGTACCTATCTCCACATCATGTTTGATACCCTCATCATCCGCAAGGAAACCTGCCACCCTAAACTCTAGCTGGGCATAGTCCCCTTCCAGTATCGAACCACCCTCGAACCTGCTTTCAACAGCCCTTCGTATAATGAAGGTAGTGCCTCGTGGCATATTTTGAAAGTTAGGATTGCGGCTCGAAAGGCGACCCGTCGCTG